ACAAACTCATCAGCACTCTTATACTTCAACGCCTCCTGCTTCAATGCTGCGGTAGGGTCTACGGTGGGTGTCTTAGTTACTTGTGGGGTAGGCGTAGGTTTTTTTAGATTACCATTATAATTATCTGCAAACGTCGTTCCTGCGTCTTCTAGTGAGGTCGTTTTTACGGAGCCATCAGGTGCAGCGTCAGAAACACCAGTTTGAGCCTTGGACACATCACCAACGGCTTGCTCAGGCGTCTGAGCCGTAGACTTTACACCCTTCTCGATAACAGGAACATCCTCGATACCGAGTGCCTTGAGAGCCTCAAGACGGTGCTTGCCGTCATCTACTAGTAACTCACCATTTGGACCACGTTCCACGATAACGGGGTCGATTGGTTTACCATTGGAGATGTCATCAATGTATTTGGCTACTTGAGCCATATCAGGAGCTTCAGTCGGATCAGTATTCGGACCGAGTTTCAAGTCACCAAGTTTGCTTTCAAATATCTTTCCAGAAACAAGACCTTCATCGAACAGGCTTTGATCTACCTTTGAGTTGACTTTTGTCTTGAAATCTGTTGTAGGTGCGTCTACAGCTTTGGCACCAGCGATACCGATGTCTTCTGCGTCGGCAGCAGCGGTTTTAGCGTATTTAGCAATAACAGGACGGAGTTCTTCTGGAACCTCTTTAATACGACCCGTTAGAGCCTTTTGCATATAGTCAGAGAAGTCTTCACTATTCACATCAGCAGGAGTATAGCCCTCACGACCAGCAGCCTTTTGACTTGCTTCACCAGTACCCTTAAAGAGAGCTTGTTCTTCTGGAGTAAGCTTAGTCTTAAAGATGTGGTGCCCAAGTTCGTGATATGTATTTTCATCAGTAGCGAAGGACTGATCTCGGAAGTTTATAGAGGAGTCGTTCGGACCGTATTCTGCACCGTATTGGTTGTACTTCTTACGGACGGCGGAAATACCTTCTTCCTCTAGTCTCTTACGTACTTCATCTGGAAGCTGGATATTAGGGTCCATCTCCATAGATTTCAGTACCTCCCTCACGGCGTCAGGGTTTGTTTCCTGAGCAAGGTAGTTAGCAAGGTTGTTGTCCACCTTCATAACCTGTTGGATACGGGCAGGGTCGGCTTCTTTTAGAATGTCATCTACGACACTTGCTGATTTCTCACCCTGTCGGAACAGGTTCGTGAATTTACCAGCACCCTTAAAGACAAGGTTTGCACCTACGTCGATAGCAGTACCAGTTGCTAGGTCTTGAGCGATATTAGTATCACGTCCACGAGCTTGGCTAATGGCTTCCTGTGTTAAACCACCACCTACTGAGTCAGCAAGGAAGGGTAGAACCTTTGAAGCAGTTCCCCCGGCGGCAATCACACGTTGTGCGGCAGGGATTTTACTCAATAACTTAGCAGCACCTGCACCACCAGCGATTGTCAAACCGATGTCTGTACCTACAGTAATGGGGTCAAACTCTTTACCAATTTGTCCGGCAGTGAAGTTGTCAAGTTGTCCTTGTACATCCTTTTGATGACCGAAGTTAGCGGCGTTCATAGTCCAACCAAAGGCTTTGTTGTTAGCAGCCTCTAGGAAGTCTGAGAACGTACCACCAAGCTTACCCCTGTCATTAAGGGTTTTAGCGGTGTTAAGAGCAACTTGGTCGCCCTCTTTAGCTTTTTTGATAACTTGGTCAACATAGATACGTCGAGCGTCATCACCCAATTTGTCGTAACTAGCTATGAAGTCATCGGCACTAGACTCGTAGTCCCTACCAATACCAAGTTTGGTGATTTTACCGTAATCACCCATAAACCTACCAACATCTAGACCAAGGAACTTCTTGCTTTCCGTACCTTCATTCGTCAAACCCTTGAACTTGTTTGAGTAGTTAGGCACGTTAGGATCGGGTGCAGGAGCTTTGGGTACAGAAATGTTGTACTGCTTCGGCTGGGCAATACTAATTTGCGGTTGTGGTTGAGTTGGGGCTTTTGCTACAGTCAGTTTTTGCTGTGGCTGTGAAGCAATCCGAATACTAGGGCTTGCATTGTTAAGCACCTGTAGTCGGCGTCGTGGATCGTTCAAGTCCATTGGAGCCTCCTTTAGGCTGTAGTTTCTGCTTGTTTCTGGATTTCAGAGTTTACACCACTAAGGAGCGTTCGAGCTTCCTCTGGGCTAAGTCCTGCACTCTGGATCAGTTGACCAGCGATTGCAGATTTCATCTTAGGATCGGCATTACCTGCAACGATTTGGCTAAGAGTAGTTTTAAGTTGCTGTGTACGTTGGCTAGATGGTGCGATACCTTCAAGAGCACTCTTGTTTTGAGCGTTCGTGTTGTATTCAGCTTGTCCACCACGGAGCTGTGCGATACGTGCGTCAAGTTGCGAGCGAAGGCTAGTAAGTTCACCAACATCGTCAGTTTCACCGAGGCGAGAAACGATAGAGTCCATACCTGATTTTTCAGCGTCAAATCCACCTTTTTGAGTAGATACCCAAGCGGCGATTTTAGCGAGGTTGTCTTGCAGTTCGGTACCAAGGTCACGGATTTGGTTCTGACCAGCAGTTGTAACGGTGTCTTGGTTGTTACCACGGTAAGAGCTATCAAAGCTACCACCAGAGGCGTGAGCGGCACCAAGTTTCTGGTTTTCACCTTCAACCTGAGTAGTGATGTCACCACTTTCAGTTGCGAAGCGGCTATTCAATTTGCCTGTTTGCTCGTTAGCACCAGCGTCAACCAGACCATAACGGCTGTTGAAGATGTCTTTAATGCTGTTTGCAATATTAGTTACTTCACCACGAAGCGAGCGTACCTTGGCAGCGTTTGCAGCAGCAGCGGCGGCAGCAGCAACAGCGGCTGGATCAACGGCAGGAGTTGTATTGACAAGTCCTTGTGTTGGAGCAGAACCACCACTTCCACCAAGTGGAATACCAGCGGCAGGTTGTAACTGTCCTACCGAGATTGTTTTTTGTGGGTTAGCACTAGAGCCCTGTAGCGAGCTACCAGAACTACCACCTTGCAGGAGAGAAGAAGAACCTCCTTGGAGCATGTATCCGGGAAACATATTTATTTAATTCCTTTTTGTTTAATTTCTGAGTGTTTTGGTTTTCATTTAAGACGCATGGTTTTCATATATTGTATCACAGAATTGACGAAATGTCTAGAGGTAAATCTTGGCACTAGAGTCAAATACATAGTGTGATTTCGGATAGTAAGCATAAATTGTACCGAGGAGGACAAAGTTCTCATCGACACGGTTATTGTAAATTTTGTATTTTATGGTACGACTATCTAGATTTAATCCGATAGACTGAGGGTTATCAATGAAACTGGAGGTCGTAGTAGTGGAAGGTGCTTCACCGTCTACACCGAGGATAACAGTACCAAGCATGTTCAGTCCCATACCCCTAGAGGAGATAGTACCGATCACGGCTGTACCTACTGTTACACCATCATCTTGGTAAACTGTAAAGGTTATTTGTCCAGACAGACGACGGAAGATAAGGCGAAGGTCTACCCAGAACTTAGTGATGTCAGGGTTATTTAAGTCCTGAGCCTTAGAGACTACGTAAGCTTCGATTGCAGCACCGTTGTCATTGTAAGTACCTGCTACACGCTTGTATACTTGGGTACCGCCATCATCAAGGAAGTACAGGTCTTCGTTGTTAGAACTGTCGATGTAACGGACCATAGCCTGTGCGTTAAAGTTCGTCCATAGGGAGTAGGCTTGGAAACGACGATCATACGTCATAGTCTTACTGATAGAGGAACTTCCTACAGGATAGGCTAGGATATACTTGTTATCGAAGTACACCCCGTTACATCGGCTGTAATACTGCTTATTGATTGCGTCCATAGACGGCTGGATACGGATAGACAGGACCTGTGTACGAATGGCAGTAAAGAACTGAGGCTCGTTACCAAGCACACGGTGTCCTTCACGGCTCATAAAGCTAATGTCGTTTTCAATGTTAACAACTGACTTATGGGACACACAACCAGTAGCGTAAGTAACTGGGGTAACGGTAGGGTTCCCCGAACTGTCAAAGGTCACTTGAAAGATCGAGCGTTCCTTGAATACAATTAACACGTCTTGGAATACACCAAGTGCAGTAATTTTATCACCATCATTTTTACGGATGTCAAGTACGTTGGCTTCTGTGAGGGCTGGGGTTCCGGCGAATACGGTTGCCCCCGGTACGTTAGGGTTGCCGTTTTCGGAGTCGTTGGTAGAGTCAGGCTGTGGCTGTGTACCACCAGTTGATACCGTGAAGTCAGTAGCATTGGTAAGGTTAGAAATATACAGGCGTGATGGTTGTCCGTCTACACCTGCGGCAATATGCTTGTTCTGGTAGTAGACAGAGAACTTGGCTTTCGGCATGGTACCGGGTCGAGTAACGGCTGATCCGTCAAAATAAGCCCCACCATCTTGACCGTTCCATATAAAGAGTTTGAGACGAGCTTGTGTAAATGAGGTGTCCTTACCAGCGGTGAACGTGTCACCAGTAGCGGTTGACCAGTTACCAGAAGTTCGGTATTTAAGCTGTGTGCCGTCAATCGTAACCATGTAGTTAGACGACTCAGTAGAGAATACACCCAAGCCTTTAGCAGCGGTTAGGGCATTTCCAGCGGCTACATATCCAGCACGTTTGCGGATCACACCGCCTTCGTCATACTCCATGTTCTGCATGTCGGAGAACTCTTTGTTGTCAATAAGCGAAGGAGAGACTAAGTTATTTAGTCCCTTCGACGGATTCATTACGACCAACCTCTGAGGCGGTTTTACCTTCTTAGCCGGAATATCAGTATTACTGCGTCGGCTCATTACCAGTCTCCCGTAGAAGTTCCTGTTTGTGTCTGAGCAGTTTTACGTCGTTTACGGGGTGCGTTGACTTGCTGAAAAGCTATGTCCTGAGACAGCTTATTCTGGAAGATTTTCTCGTCCTGAGAAATGTCAGCGTCAGGGTTTTGCCCAAGCTTGACGTATCGCCGGGCACCAAGAGCGATAGTCATTTTATTAGGGTATGGCGTAACAACAGTTCCCGAACTATCAAGTACGGGGGCTTTCTTCTGGTAGCGAACTAAGGCAGTTGTTACATCGGCGTCCTTAGTTTTGATAACAAATACATCATCACCCACTGCCTCAATCCAAGTAGCACGATCACCGTCATTAAGGTCTTCGGCGTCGTCAGGGTCCACTAAATCAAGCTCAGTCTCAACACCATTGTTGAATTTAACGTGTGCGAGGTGAGAGTCATCATAATCAGTTGGCAGGGTCGCAATACCGTTTGAGATGGTAAGCGTTGCGTTAGTACGAGCAAAACGCCAAGGGTAAGCTTGGTATGCTTCTACGATAGTCTGTTGAACAAAATCTGCACGGGGAGCACTTGTCGTTGCGTTGACTGAGCGTTCTCCAAGCAGATAAGCGAGAGTTGTGAGAATGTCTGATTGATTGATTGTTGCCATTAGTAGTTCCTAGCTATGCGATATTCAGGGAAAGCGTCGTATAATTGCTTTCCTATTTTTTCTTCCAAACCTTTGTTGCGTCCACTCATTTCAACCGCTAATTCAGGGTCAAGTTTGGTCATAGCTGTGTATACGGGACCAAAGAGTTTCATCGTGTTACGCATGGTTCCAGACTTGCTAGACGCATATTTATTCTCATTCTTGGTTCGGAGCTCTTTACAGGCTTCTGAGTGTTCAGTTTCGAGGGGAGCAAGCCAAGGCTTTAGCTCAAGGGTGAGCTTTTTGATGAGACGCCATTTCTCTGGACGTGGCGTGTTCTCGATCTTTTCAATTGCTTTAAGGTATTTTTGTCGTTGTTCGGGCGTTAAATCCATGTTTTCCTCCCCCCAAGAGTCCGAAGACTCCTGTACGGGGAAGTACTAAAGCGTATCTTAGAAGAATACTGTACCTTGAGAGTTTGCAAGCTGGTTGCGAGACTCAAGAGTAACTTCTTGGATAAGTTGCTTAGCGGTGAAGTCACCAGTTTCAGCAAGGTCTTTAGTAAATGGACGACGGTACCATGCAGAACCCCAAGTGTCTTCAACAAGCGAGAGCAAGTCAAAGCCGGGAGTAGCAGTCGTTCCGTAGTCACCTGGACGAGTCACGTGACGGTGTGGGAACAGTTTAACCATCTTAGCTGCGTCTGATTGGTAGACATCAACGGCAAGGATCAGACGACGGTCCTTGAGGTCAACTTGCTTGGTAGCACCGGCAGTAAAGCTAGAAACACGTCGCTTACCCTTCATAGAAGTGTAAACAGAGTCAGCGTTAGCACCTTGGTTCCACTGAGCTTCAAAAATATCGTTTAAGATAGTTTCAGTCAGGGAAACACCAGAGTAGTTAGAAGCGTTAGTTGTGATCCAGCTCTTAACACCACGGAGGCGACGAGCAGAAGCAGCACTGTTAGAGGCAACACCAGAAGCAATCGTTCCACGAATGAAAGCGAGCTCAGTGTCGTTCTTTAGAGCCTTCATTTTCTTAACTAACTCACGGCTCATTCGCTTACCACCAACCCTCTTGAGGTTGTCAGCATTGGCAGAACCAGTGACCTTAGCAGTCTTACTAAGGATTTGGGTGACGTTCTGAGGACGAGTTGGGTCGTTAGAAGCGTCGGCAGGAGCGTCAGCACCTTCAGCTTGGGCGTTGTCGCCTACAGCTTCAAGCGTGTCGATTGTCCATTCGTGCAGCGTGTTGTTTGCTGGACCCTGCATGATACCGCTAAGCAACTGAGTGTCAGTTGGCTCAAGCATGTTCATAGCGTCAAGCAGTGACTCACGTCGTGCTACGTCAGGATAGGTATATACGTAACCACCTACAGCCATTTTTTTATATTTCCTTTACTTTTTATTTTTTAACTTCGGCGAACACCGATTAGTTAACTAAAATTAAATTATTAAACTTTGCCTTCTTCGAGCCAGCCACCCATGAGTTCCTCAAAGGCACTGGTGTCATTCTTCTGAAGACGTTTCGTAAGGTTATCAGAACGGGAAGTATCTGGAGATTTCTTCTGAGTTGCACCCTTACTTTCAACAGCAGCATTTTTCTGAATAGTGATCGAGGTCTTAGCGGATTGTACGCCAGCAGCTTTGTTTTCACCTGCTACCTTGTCGATACTTGCACGAAGCTCTTTAGCTAGGTTTACAGTGTCGTCAGCGGAAAGTGTACCGTAGTACGTATTCCTAATGGCAGCCTGATAAGCAGCGTTGTCTTTGATCTCTGGTAAAATCTTCTCTACGGTGTCGAAGGTTGCGGTAATTAACTTAGCGTTGTATTCCTCAACTCGGTTCTCGTGCCGTATCTGTGCCCTGATGTAGTCGCCATATTCTTTAGGGTCGATCTGACCGTAATCGTCAGGCTTCGGAGGTTCTAATGTGAACTCACCGGGATCAGGTGGAAGACTGTTTTTCCAGTCGTCTGCTACAGTGTCTGTTTCTGTGTTTGTTTGTGAAGTTGCGTCTGTCGTTGACTCGGTTGTTTCTTCTGCTTGGGCTTCAGTCGTTGAAGGAACTGGTTGTCGGGAGAAATCCTGTGTGTCCAAACCTTCGGCGTTGTCGCCTTCGTAAGAGCCGTCATCATCGTCAGCTACGTTTTGTTTTGTTTTTTGTTTTGTTGGGGTACCGCCACCAGTTTGTCCTGTTGCAGCAGGGTCTGTGGCTGATTTTTCTGGAGTACCGTTTTTGACGTAAGTTTCGTGGTTAGCTTCTGCTACCGCTGCAAAAATACCGTCATTAACTGACTCGTTGTTACCTTCATTGGGGTCCATTATGTCTCCATGTAAGCTATAAAAGCCTTACGTAAGTTTTTTATTTTGTGTTAGGAGTAATGTAAAACCCGACGCCACACTTCCAGTTGGCACAACCGTGGTAAATAGCTTCACCTATTGTATCGGTAGGGTCTGGAATGAGGTTTTCGTGCCTACATTCTGTATCGTTGATGGGCTTTTGTTCGTCCATCTTTACGACCTCTACATTTTCATCATTGTTATCGCTATTATAACTCATTTCTTCCTGCATGTCAACAACTTTCTTTTAGATAATCTATTGCTCTCTGTAAAAGCTCAATATTATTTAATTGTCCAAGTCCTTGATTACACTTGCTACACAGCAGTCCACGGACTTTCCCGGTTTCGTGGTCATGGTCTACGGCGAGGTTCCTTCCAGTCAAGCAGTCACCTTTGCAAATGGCACACTTCCCGTTTTGAGACTCTAGCATTGCTTCATACTGTTCAAGTGTGATCCCGTAACGACGCTTGAGCATACATTTACGATAGGCAAGCCTAGTCTTTTCTGGGTTACGTTTGTTCCACTCGTACTGAGCAGAATACTTACTCATCTTCTTCCTGACCTAGTTTCTGGCGTAGTTTTGCCTTACGCTGTGGACTTGCTGCAACCTGCATTGCCTTGAGCATGTGCTTGTACGCATTGAGGTCTGCGAGGGCGTTGTTATAGCCCGTGATGTCCTTACGGTACTTGTCTGAAGTGATGTCTTTAATGATTAAGTTGATCTTCTTCGTGGCGAGTTGCGTGAACAACTTACCCGTGGCTTGCTGGAAGAACTGCTCAGCTGCTACTGCCTCTCTGAGCTGTTCCTCTAGCTTTTCAATTTCTACTGTTTCGGGGTTACTGGCTTCCAGTTCCCGTTGCTGATTGTCCATCTGTAGGTTCTCCTGTCATTACTGGTGGTGGGGTTTCTGCGTTAGCTTGGCGTACACCGTGTTCCTCGGCTTGAGTAACTAGATCGGTGTCGTGAACTGCACTTGGGGTTAGACCGTACATTTCTTCGATCTGAGCCTTAACATCAGGCGGTGCGTCCTTGTAGCTAAAGTTGAGTAATTCCTTCGTGTTGTCCACTGGTGGGTCTTGAGGGATTTCAACATTACTGTCAAGGATATAGCGGTTGAAGTCTTTCTTAGAGTAGAGCTCAGCTGTGTCTTCGAGTACTTCGTGGAAGTTGATACGAGGTACGTCTGGGATTTGTTTGAATAGCTGTGCTTGCTGGATGGCTGCTTGCTGTAGACCAAGGATGTTCTGGATGAACTCATTGTTCATGTCACGCTTTTCAGCCTTTGAGAGCGGTGTCATAGAGTCATCATCAATGTCAAGCTCAAGTTCGCCTTGGTAATCGCTAGGTAGGATAACGTCAGGCACTTCCTTACCATTAACTACACGACGGATTTCAGATGGTTCGTCGGCAAATTGCTGGAGGTTAGAAAGCCAAATCTGACCTACAACCTTCATAGACTGTTTGAAGTTATCACGGAAGAAGCCAATCTTAGTCGTAGCTGCTTCGGTAATGGTACGGACACCGTAAGCGGTACCCTGAGTCTTGTCGGCTGCACTGTTAGGTACACCAGAAGCGTACTGACTAAATGTAGCGTTCTCGATACCCTTTTCCAGTACACCCATAACGAGTGATAGCTGTTGAGGGTTTGGTTCTGGGAACTTGAACTGTTTCGGAGCTTCACCCGTAAAGGTAATCTCTCCACCCGGCTCAATGATAAAGTCGTTCGTCAGTGTACCATCTTCGTACATCAGCATAGACTCAATCGAAAGGTTCCAGTTGTCTAGGTAGTGGTTGAATAGATCGTTCGTAGCACTTTGCAGGGTACGGTTGTTCTCGAATAGAGACTCACCGAATGGGCTAAAGCTCTTGCGACGGCAATAGAACGGTACAATTGGGAAGAAGTTGTGCCAGTAAGGAATAGAGGTTGGACGGATACATACCCAAGGAGCGTCCTCAGATGGGTCTTCGGCTTCACCCTCAGCGTAGGTTGTCAGCTCGATACCACGTGGAGTTCGTTCGTAACATTCGTAGTACGTGACCATATCTACTGACTCATCACGCTCAATTTCTTCTTCGTTTACAACACGGTTACGAGACTGGTTCAGGAGGTCCAGTTCGTCAGACTTGAAGCTAGTGTTAACTTTGTCGAGGTTCTGATAAATCTCAGGGTCCATGTCTACAAGTGGCTTTTCACCACGTACAATCAGGTATGGCACCTTGAAGAAGCTTGGACCGTCAGCTGGGAATACGTTATAGAAGTTGATCCCCTCAAAACCGTTGTGACCTGTTTCGGTCTTCTTGACAACTACGTTCTCGTTGTCCATGTTACCGTCGGCGTCGAATTGACGACCACGGGTAGTCTTTGTTTCAAACACCCAAGGAGCATAAGCGTAACCAGTACCAGCAACTACGGCGTCAACCAGAGGGTCAAACACACGGAGTTTCATTGGTTCCTCGTCACCACACTTGTAATCGTGGTGGAGTTTTGCTTCTATACGACGGGCACGTTCCTCAACACCATCGGCGTACTTAACACCCTTGACAACTTCTTCACCGTTTTCATCTTGTTCGGTGTCTTCGGTAAGTTCGTTGTTGATATTGACATTAAACAAAGGTACAACATCAGACATCCGAGAAATCAAGTCCCAAGCCTTGCTTGCTAGGACAGGCACGTATACTTTAGATTTCCAAGGGCTGATCTTGGTCGTGTTTTGGACAGCATACATGATGTCATAGTATTTTTGAGCGTCTTCGTGCATTTTCTTGAGCTTCGACTTGCGGTTCTCAAATCGTTGCTGCCATACAGACGCTTTCTTCTGTTCTTTTTTGGTCATTGGTTTGCCTCCTTTATACGCTCTTTAGCTATTTCAAAATACTTCTCATCAAGTTCTATGCCGATGAAGTTGCGATTTAAGTTCTTTGCTGCTACGCCAGTAGTGCCGCTACCCAT